AAACTTGAAGTCAGTTGCAAATGATTTTGTTGATTTAGCGACAGCCTTCTTGGCTGCACTCCAACCAGTTTGAATACTGGAGGACGTTGAAGAAGATACGTTTTCGTCTTCTTCGATGAACAGGTCATCTGATGCAATTACAGATGCTGGTGTTGTATATGAGTCTACGTTTGGAACGTCTGACTTGTTAATGCGTAGTGATGTTGACATGTTTTCTTCTTTCATAGGATCAGTGGATCATGGATTATTAGTTAGTTTCTTGATCGTGAATCTTTCTCCAGGTTTCCATCAATTCAATTGACAGATCTGTATGTCGGTTCCAATCAATTCGTGAAGCTTCCGTAAGCCCGCGAGCTTCGAAAGCTTTCACAGTCGCCTCTACAATGTCTCTGCTGTACATCCGCCAACCTGGCTTCTTTACACCATTAACTACTATCGACTTGAGACGATAAGGTGCACGTGGTATATAACCTTTACGTTCCCAAAGTCTGATAGTCACTAGTGGACGACCTAGCGCAAGAGCAAAAGCCCCTGCACTAAATAATTCTACCACACTTCCGTTAGGTAGTTTTTTAACCTGAGGCTCTGAGTCCCAGGAACCTTCTTCTTTCTTTACTCTGTGCTTCTTAGCCTCAGGATTCAAGGGACGACGCTTCTTACGAGAGCCTGGATAATACTCTTCCAAGCCTGCAAAGATACGGTCTATTGGATCCTGCTCGGTCATGACTTGCTTGGTATGAACGCGTAGCTAACGGACTTAGGAAACATTGCGTCGATCTCTTCTTCTGTAAGTAGGCCTTCGTATAGGCAAGCCATAACCTCTGACTCATCTAGTACTGGAACCATCTTATAGCAACGCTCTGACAAGCCCTTAGCAACAAGTGTGCGTGAGGCTTCTTCTTCGTCGAGCTTCTGTGTGACACGGCGCTGGCGCTGCAATGAGATGTATCCGTCTACCTCTTCCGGTAATGAATACCAGAGGTGGCCCTTCTCATCAGGAGTGCCTTCGTTATCTACAAGAGTAGACAACTCTGTTTTAAGGCTGGACTGTTCTTTAGTTAGATCTTCAATGCGGCTACGTAAACTAACATACTTACGAACCTTACTTACAATTGGATTGCCCTCGTTAGGCAAGTTTCTTTCGATTACTTTTGGCATATTTACCCCCTATTAAATAATATACCATACGAAAACTAGTCGTGCAAATCCACCCGGACGTAGTCTTTCAAGGCGGTAACAATCACGTCAGTGACAGTACGGCCATCAATCTGGGCTTTGTCTTTTACGGCAGTCCAGAGTTCTTCTGATACCCGGATAGTGCGGGTCGGTGTCTTAGGTGCGTTAGGCATTGTATAAGTTTAAACCATAGTTTCTTGTAGGAATGCTCTAAGACTGCCTAGGTTTAAGGGTACTCCTCCAGCAGCATCTACCCCTTCTCCATCCATAATGGCATCGGCTATAGCATTCTTCTGCAGCAGCATGTCGTGCTGGCGCTCCTCTATGGAGCCTGCCATTAAGAAGTCTTGAATAACAATTGAAGGCCAAGTACTAGAGGCCCTTCGTATACGCCCATTACGTTGTAGCGCCAGACCTGCGTTCCACGGAAGATCATAATTGATAAGTAAGTTAGCCTGAGGAAGATCCACGCCATAGCCACCGGCGTCAGAACTAATAAGTATACGACAACCTGCATCAGTTTGGAAAGTAACCTTAGCAACCTCTTTAGCTTTTGCATCCAACTCTCCTGTATAAATTTGTGGGTTGTAGTTTTCTAACTCTCGTGCTATAAGCTTAACCATTTGTACATAGCTAGTAAAGATAACTAGCTTATTACCATCATAGCTATCTAAGAATTCCTGTACATAACGTGTAAGCGCGTCTAATTTAGGATGAGACTTAAGCATAGCTAGCTTTCCTGCTTCGTCTAGATCGTGTGCATACTTAGATCCGCCAGAGTCTTTGCGGTATCTACCAGCAGAGTTAGACAGCAGAGCTGGCCCATCGCAAAGCATTCTTAATGCCGTTAGTTTGGACATAATCTTACCCTTAAGAGCGTTAGCTGCTTCGTCTTGGTTAGCTCCAGTATAGTGAGAGAACAAATCAAATGAGGTGCCGTAGTTATCAATAGCGTCTTCTAGGTCTTGCAAGATTTCGTTGGCCACTTGTCCATAAAGATTTGCACCGGCCTTATCAAAGGGAACAAGGATAGGCTCAGCAAAGATAGTGTCTGGAAGATACGGAGCAACATCTGGATCTTGTTGACGCTTGCGTACGCTGGCCTCGGCCATTGTCTTAGTAAGGGTAGGAATATTACGGTAGCGCTCTACGCCACCAAAATGATTACGAACAATAAATGTTTTATCAAACAGGTCAAAGCGACCCAACACCTTAGGATCTACAAACTGCATGATACTGTAGAGTTCTTCAGGCTTACCGTTCTCGATAGGGGTTCCGGTTAAAGCAAACTTAACTTTACTATCTAGCTTCTTTACTTGCTTTGATCGTTTTGATCTGAAAGACTTGATAGCTGTCGCTTCGTCGCAAACAACGAATCCTCTTGCGAGGTGCTGTACGTACTCCCAGTCGTTAACAACCTGCTCATAGTTGAGGATAACATAGTCAGTGAGCGAGTGACCCCAGTCGACTGCCTCCCCGTATTGGATTGCCCTTTGTTTTGGTGTTCCATCCACGACCACAACGTTTGCAGCACCATCTGTAAACTTCCTAATCTGTTCTGCCCACTGGTATTTTAATGAGGATAAGCAAACAACTATACCAGGCTCCACTATCTTTTCCTGGTCTTTGAGCTCTTCTATGGCAGCAATAGTCAGGACAGTCTTACCCAAACCAAGATCGTAGGCAACAAGCATCTTCTTGCGTGCCACCATAGCCTGTACGGCATCGACCTGGTAAGGTAAGAGTGTGCCTGTAAAACTCACGCGTCTTGTCTCCAATGTAAAAAGGATTTGATGTAAACGGCGGTATACGCAACAGCGGCAAATATAAAACCGTATTGATTAGTAGCCACTGCGTAAATGATCCATAAGCATTCGTTGAATATGAGCCATAACCATGCCCACCTATTTTTACGACCTACAAAGTAGATGCCTGTAACTCCAATTGTTGCCAGTACCCATGACCACATCATACTAACGCCAACATTCTTGTCTTAACCATAAGTTCTAGGTCTTCTATGGTGGAGTTGTTAGTAAAGATCTGATCTACAGGATACTCGTCCATTTGGCTTTCAGATACATGGGCGTTTACTGGGTTAATACCTAGACGTTTGATGCGCCACACCTGTGACTCTAGTCCAGTAAACTCAGTAATAAGTTTGATTGCTTCTGCTTCATTAGAGAACCTGACATCTGTGATAACAATGTTATCTGCAGGGTCAATGCTTTTAAATACTTGGTTCACCCAAAAATCCTCACCAAATACTTTGCGAGCAGCAACACCAGAGTTCTGAAGTAGACGGCGAATGTGTGGGGATTGCTTAGCAACTTCCCAACCATCACGGTCAACCTTTGCCTTTACAAAGACAGGCTCCCCTGCAATTGAATCGTACATAGGGTTAGTCTCGTAAAGAAACTCTCGGATCTTATCTGCAAAAGCTACACGGGTGTACCCATAGTTCTCTACTAAGATCTTAGCTACTGTGTCTTTTCCTGATTGTGCATAACCTGTTAGACCAATGATCATAAGAATGCTGCCTCTCCAAATACTGAATGTTTTGAACCTTCTAAGGAATAGTGTACCAAATGTTCTGGCATGTCTCCGATATCTTTGTACTCGCTCCCTTGATAATTCAAGAACCAGCACTCCATACCCTCTTTACGTGTACGCTCAAGCATGTCTGCCGAAGCTTTCTTGCCGGGAGCATCGTTATCCATGGCGAAGATAAGCTTGTCTGCTACCTTCATCAACTGCAGCTGATCATCGCTGATCGAGGCACCAAAGGTTGAGACCGCACCAAAGACTCCCATTGATGAGAGCTTGACTGCATCTAGTGGGGACTCAACAACAATCATTGTGCCATTCTTAAACACATCAAGACCAAACAATGTCTTTGACTTAGCTACACCTGTAGGTCGGTTGCGGAAGAATCTTTCTGTCTGACTCTTCTCTTGCCAACCCATAAGCTTGAAGCCTAATGGATTTCTGATAGGCGTAATCCAAGAGTTTCTAGTTGGGTTCCACTTTACACCGTGGAGCACACAAGCTTCTTGTGATAAACCCCTAGCAGATAAAGCCCAATCAGGTACATGTCCGTCGAAAATCGCCAGACGTGCCTCACTCATACCCACAGGTGCTGGGATAGGAATGTAGCTGTTGCGTGCTTCTTCTAACTGCTTGGCTAAGAAATCAAAGTTAACTTCAACATTGTTACGCAACCACTCCTTGGCGGCATCGAAGTCGACACGACCCCAGGTAGTTGTAAACTCTTTGATCTCTCCGACAAGAGTTAGTAGGGTGCCCTTGTACCCACAAGAAAAGCAGTGATGGACACCAGTCTCAGCATTCATAGACCAAGAAGGATTGTTATCCTCCCGGCCTGTGCGCTCTAGATGCATTGGACACAACCCTAGGAGTTCATCCCCGCGTTGCGTAACCTCAATACCTAGATTAGATAAGACACCTTCTACTGAACCCTCGGCGTACATTAGTACTCCGGAGTATAACCGGGAGCATCTACGAGTGTAGGTGCTGTTGCCAAGCTTCCGCAGCTTGCACACTTCATCTCTGTAAAGTACATAGAGATCTCGTAGTCCTCAAACATAGCCTGTATATTCCACAGTCGTGAACCGCACACACAGATGTGTACAGGCTCTCCTCTTAGATCCATCTGAAGATTTTCTTTTCCTTCGTACATTTATTTAACCCTTCTGCGAATACGTTTGCGTTCTATAGGGGTGGTTCCACCCCATACGCCTTCTTTTTCATTAGTGCTTAAAGCAAACGCTAAGCACTTGTCTTTAATCCAACAATCGTTGCAGATAGTCTTGGCCTGTGCAACACTAGCCTCCTCATAGTCTTCTGGATAGAAGATATCAGTATCATATGATGTGCATAGCTGTGTTCCGTCAAACGGACTTGATACCACTGAAAGCTGCATACTCTTCAAAGCGACCCTCCTCCCAATCCCACATGAGATCTGTTGAACCCATACCTGAAATACGACTTGCTGCAACAGTTAAAGACCTAGACGAATCATCTTCTTCATCCTGTCGCTGTAGTGCCAGCACAATGTCCGAATCCTGCAAAAAGGAAGATGTATAGCCAATAGAATCCGCTGTTACTTTTCCTCCACGCATTTTAGAGCGCAGTGCTTGAGTACTCACTACCACAGGCACATCGTAACGCTGAGCTACACGCTTCATGTTACGAGTAAGACTACGTAGTGATCTTTCGCTTTCAGTCTCACCGGTCTCTTCATCCATCATCAGGTACATACCATCAACGAATACGATATCCGGTTTGAACTTCTCAATCTTTGCAGACAGACCAGTGATGGTTCTAGCAGCAATGTTGTCTGGCATCCAGAACTCTTGACGGAGCTCACTTAGATGATCCATGTAACGTTTTTCTTCTTCTGTGTGCAGTGCTCCACGGATCAGACGGCCGTGTGATATGTGGGCACGCATGGCATCGTAACGAGTTTTCATTTCTCGTGCAGTCATTTCAAACGACTGGAACATAACCTTAAGGTTCTCATCCTGTGCACGGATAGCCATCTGCATAGCCAAGACAGACTTACCTGTCTTAGGTGGGGCCACTATAGTCCACAGCTGTTGACTAAGTAATCCGGCAGTGATGTCGTCGATAGTTTTAAAACCAGTAGAGATGCCAAGCAAACCATTAGGACGAGTCTTAATACTAAGATACTCATCATAACGTTGCAGTGGGTTCTCGCTGAGATTCTCGTCGTTAGACTCTCTGGTGTTGTCGTTAAGAAGCGACTGAACTGCAGAGCTCATAGTCTGAATAGCGGCGTTGTGATCGCCTTGCTGTACAGATTGCTGTGCTTCTAGCAAAGTGTCAATAGTCTTCTGACGCTTTCGGTACTCTACCAACTGATCCAAGAGATACTCGATGTTATCTTCTACGGCATGTAGCGTATAGGTAGGAAAGTTTTCCTTTACAGTAACGGCAGTAGGTACTTCACCATACTTTTCGTTATGCTTAGCAACGAACTTCCACACCTGTCGGTTGAGATCATTAAAGAACCAGTCCTCCTGTACACCGTACTCAATAAGGGGTCTGATATCCCTATTGCGTATGGCTTTGGAAAGCAAGCGCTCTTCATTATTTGCTGCCATGCATTGCTCCCTCGTCTAGAAACCAGTGCCCGTAGCGCATACCACGAGAGCTGATATCAATTACATATTTTACTTCTGGCCTGTACGGAAGCTCTGCTACAAGATCAGCAACTACCGGATAAGCTTTCGAATAATTAAATGGGTTAGTACCTAGGTTGTCTAGATCCTCTAACACATTGTCCATCTGTTCTTGAGAATGCTCAAACCCTACTAGCTCTAGGGTGTACTCATTCTTATCTCTGAACCGCCAGAAGCTTGATAAAGCTTGACGGCTGTAAGTAACTTCTTCATAAGGAACTTGAATACCAAGCACCCTATTAAACTTTAGTTCCCTAGCAAGTATGCAGTCTAAGGTTACGAGCACCCTCATAGGTATCTCGTTAGAAATATCGCCCCCGCGCATTCCTACAGTGCTACGATCTTGCCGTAGTTTACCAGTAGTTCTCGAAACGCTACTGGATCCTCAGCAGCCATCTCACTCTTGTAACGATCAACTTTGTTTGAGATCTCTACAGGGTAGGTACCACCGTTGTTTGCCATCTTCTCTTTTACAAAACGAGTATGCTTACATTGACTGCGTGTGGTATAGCCAGGGCAGTTGCAGCGCAGCTTGTGTGTGCTCTGATGGACATGCACTTCGTGCACACCGGTGTCAGATAGAAAAAGCTGCGTGATCATCCAATACATATCAGGTATTTTCATTTTCGTAAGTCTCCATTATCTGATTCTACCTCAATCCACATGAATGCTTCATGGGCAAAGCTTGCCATTGGCTCACCATACGTGCGTCTCCAACTGTCTGTACGCACATTCGTTGTAATGATTGTTGGAAGTCCTGCGTTAAACCTTGCACGGATCAAAGCATCAAAAACATTCTCTGCCCACCCCGCCTGTGTTTTGTATTCCTTACCTAGGTCATCTAGTATGAATAGAGGGATCGAATGGCGGTCATCCCCATAGATCCGCTTTAAGTCATCAGCCAGGTTATCATCTGAGAAGGCACTCTTCTCAAGACGCAGGAACTTTGGGTAATCCAGAAATAAACCGGGCTGTTCCATGTCAAACGGCATCGTCCGAATAAGCTCCTGTATCGCCACAGAGGCTAGGGTCGTCTTGCCGTGACCTGGTAACCCTACTAGTAGGAGTCCGAGCCCGCTAGAGGGGCTTCCAGGGCTTTTAATGACCATCCCAGATCTAACCTGATCCATCCAGATTTGAACCTTCTCCACTGCAGGGCCGTTACTGAGGTCTGAGAGCTCCATACCTAGTGACTTCATAGGGAGGTTGGCACGTAGGATCCGGTGACGGATGGTAGGTGCGATCTTATTCAGGTCGTACATTACTTGCCTCCTGTATTTTTTTAACTGCCTCTGCGAACTTTGGGTGTTGGACTTGATACTTGCCGTTTGGGTCATGAACATGACACAATCCGTTACGGCTCTCCTCGCCCCTAACCTTGCAAGGATTACCAGTAGAAGTTTTAGCAATGCATTCCATTACTTGCCTCCTAGTAGTTTGAGCATCTTGTCCTGCTGAGCCTTGAACTCTTCATCCACATAGGATGATGGAAGTTCTTCCCGAGTAACTAAACCGTGTGCTGTTGGGTAGTAGGCTATGAACCTACGCCAGATCTGAACACCCACACCAGCATCGTTAAGATTGCGTGGGTCCTCAAAGAACATTCTAATAGCTAGAAGCATCTGTTGTCTAGTTACGCCTTCGCTAACCATCTTGTTGATCCAGATAGCAAGTTGCTGAGTATTAATCTGCATAGGTACATCACGAGCATCGCTCTTATTAAGCAGGGATCCAAACTCTGCAACAAGATCTTTAGTGGCCCAGTCTGACTCAGGCTTGTGTGATCGGTTACGCATTGGATCAGAGTCTAGATCCTTGGCGCCGTACTTAGCCTGACGCAGTGCCTTCTTGTCTTCGACCTTGCCGACAGCGCCACTTGAATCATCTTCTGCGTCAATTCGGAAACGCTTCTTTGGTGCAGGTTGTTCTCCGTCTAAATCCCATCCCATCTCAGGACCTCCTTCACTCTTCGAGGACGCAGTCCTCGATATAGTAGAACTACGTAGTAGTTCTACTATAGGTTTGTTACTAGTACTAATACTAGTACTAGTATTAGTAGTTGTATCACTGTCAATATACAAGAGCCCTGAAAAGCCGGTATTCAGGTTTAATAGCTTTTTTGCCGCTTCTGTGAACTTCATGGCGCTAAACCACTTGGTGCCGTTCCACTCTCGGGTGGTCATAATGTACTGGCCACGCTTCAATTCGTTGATGGCGCCTTGGATTGCGTCTCTGCCTTCGGGCATGACAGCAGAGAGCTCATCGGCTGCGACAACTCTGCCAAGCTCTGCGTAATAGGCAAATAGACCTCTTGCCCGCATGGACAAGTAGGGGTTTGAATATGGTGATTGCATAATGTCTCCTCTATAAATATTCTAGCGCGGAGGTATGCGTTTTGGCAAATTGCCTTTCGGTATTCCTGTAAAGATCTGCTCAACCATCAAGGAAAGGGTGAGACCTGCAAAGGTAGAACCAAGTACGAACGGTACTAGTTCCTTTAGTGAGACACCTAGTAGGAGGCAAAAGATCGTGCTAAGTGCAAGACCTAACAACCCCCGCCACTTGTTCAGCGAGAATAGGAATGCTTCTACGGCAGACAGCACACAAGCTGTGGCCAATGAGGAAATTAATAAGATGCCCATATAAAACATTCTACTGTCTAAACACTGCTCTGTCAACGTGGATGTTTTGACCTGCTATGTACCCAGCTGTAGGCGTACATAAAACTATAAATCTTGCATACGAAGCCCCGCCGATATCGGCAACTGAGTAGGTGTTTGCTATGTACGCCCAACGATCAGTACTAGTAATTGTTCTAGTCGCTGTCTTTGTGTACACAAGTTGATTTAAAGCATTGTAAAACTCTACAGTTAAAACAACTGGTCCTGTAGTATTTGCGGTGCCAAGTCGTACAGCAACCGAAGCGTAATAACTACCGTCGTCTACAATAGGGACATCTGGGGATGCAATACCAAAAGCAGCAGGAGTGTTGTTTGTCACTTTGCAGTAAGCTTGTCCATGTGTGACATTCTCATTAAAGTATGCACCTCTAGAAATCTCCCTAGATAAGAAAGAACCAACAGCGTACCAATCACCTAAACTTTTTTCAAAAGAATTATTAGGAATAAGAGATTGATCTAAGTCTCTGTAGTCATAGAACTCATGTCCGGTCTTAATAGCAAAGCTGCTGCCATTAGGCATATATTTTGATAAAGTATTTTGTAAACGAGATATCTTCACAGAGTAGTTGTTTAAATAGTTTGCTTTTCCTGAGTGAGTACTCTCAGCCTGAATAGCGTAAAGAGATTTACCTGAGGTTACGGGGTTAGCAATAACTGTTGTGTTAGGTCCATCAGAAGGGTTAACAAACTTACGAGGTATGCGGCCGTACTCACCTTGTGCACCATCAATGTGGAAGTATGTTGATGTGGACCCCGCTGTGTTTGCTACAGAAATGGTCCAATCTAGTGTTGTAGCTCCAGCAGTAAGCCTATACACTCCGGAGATTCTGTGCCACACGCTTTCATCTCCAGATGCAATAGTGTATACAGTCCCGTTTATAGTGTATGTTGCCACAGCTCCTCGTACATAAGCGGAGACAATAAAGTCTTCTTGACCAGACGCTGCGTATGGAAGATGAACAGTGTTTGTCAAAGTTGTGCTTGTAGTGTATGCAACTTTCCCAAACGCAGCGCCATACAAAGGAGCCAAAGATGCGTCTAAAGTAGTCCTTGTAAGTGTTCCGGTAGAAGACCAGTCAGTTGTGTTTGTTTCAAAACTTGGGTTAGAAATATAGTTAAACAGGTTCTTTGTTTCCCAGCGGGTGTAGTCAGGAGAATAGTACTGTTGAGTAGATGGATCTGTTGCCGCAATTCCACCAATGCCTGAAAAGTACCGGCTAGGTGTGATTCTATTTTCAATCATGGCGCCATCAATATAATAGTTTCTTGTATTAACAGAGCTTGGGAAGTAAAGGCTTACTTGAGCTAGAGGGTGACCAGCATCTTTAGAGTATGGCGGGGCAATAGCTGCCACATAGATCTGTTTCTTTTCTGTTGTGGACAGGGTCATTGGTTCTGATGAGACAGAGTAAACAGTTGTTGGGTAGTACTGACCTTCTGTATCACTAAGAATAGTTGTCTGAGCTTCTTCGCTAGAAGGGCTGGAAAAATCAACACGTGCTATTACAGTGTCAGCGCTTGTTCCTAGAACATAAGCACTAAAAGCAATAACAGAGCCAGTATCAATAGGTAACCAATCTGAAACAAAAGCTGCTTCAGAAGCAGAAGCTGTAAGCTTTACTGCATTCTTCCCATGCACGCCATACGTACTGATACCATCTGTATTAGCGTCTTCAATTGCTGCTACAGCATTAACCGAAGACCAACCAGCTAACCCGTCCTCAAAAGATCCATTAGGAATGTAGTTTTCTTTTTCACCGTTTACTTCAACAAGAATAAGCTTTGCGTCTTGATACTCAAAGCTCTTATATGCCTCAGCAAACTGAAAGAAGTCAAAAGCAAAACGACTAGAAGAAGAAGAGCTTGGAGTAACTGTAATGGTTACTTTAGCAAACTTAGCTCCACGAGGAGATAAAGAGCCGTTTCTTCCAGAGACTGACTTAGTAGTAAATTCTTTCCATGCGGTTGTAGTTGTTGTAGCTGTAGGGGCAGTGACTGTACTTATTGTTGCTCCAAACATGTTGTACCAAGTAATAGTAGCTGCAACAGTTCCTGCGTTATCTCTGTGACGAACCCAACCGTTAAATAAATAACGTGTGTTTTCTTTTACGGGTATGCCGTAAGAAGTAATGTCTTGCCCTGTTCCTGGAAGAGTTAGGGTAACAGCGGTAGTTGCCGCGGTAGTAAGCTGTCCAAAACCTAGAAGTCTTGGTTTAAAGATAGGATCGTATAACATCTGGGTTTTGTCAAGAACAGTTAAGCTTTCTGCCGCATAAGTCTTTTGTGCAAACGTTCCACTAGAAGCTGACCATCGACCAATAGATTCTTCAAAAGAAGAATCATTGTAATCTAACATTAAGTTATGCCCGATTTTAACATCATTTGACCAGTGAGTTAGCGAGGTTGTGTATGCGCTTATGCCTAAGATAGTTCCTTTGTACGCATTAAGAAAGTTACCTGCGCTGTATAAAGATCTATGATAGTTGTCACCTAATGATGGTTCGTAAGTGTGGCTTTGATCTGTAACGCCGTAACGTAATAATAACGATGGGGTATATACAGGGTCTGCGTGTAGATTTAACAGGGTTGCTTGTGCACGTAATTTGTCATATTGAAACGCATAAGCACTAAGTACTTTATAAAAAGTATTGTTCTCGTCTTCACCTACACCGTCACCAATAGAAGCAGTTGTTGGGTTAAGCCAGGCTTTAGGTATCCATCTAGTAATAGTAGAGATAGTTGAACTACCTTCAACTAAAATTTCGTAGTCTGATCCACAAGCAATCCATTTATCAGGTATACCGTTTGCTCCGGGGCTGTATACCCACAAAGAATAGTGGGCTTCTTGTGATACGTAAAAATCAGGTGTGTCAACGTAGCTATTAGTAAAGGCAGTGTATAGTCCACCTGTAAGGCGAATTCCTGCATCTGGGTCGTCTAAGCTTCCTACATAACTTTTAACAAGTTTCCAGTGAGTAGGTTGGGAATCAGCGGGGTCAACAATAATGTTAGACCATGTAACTTGAA